TGATACAGGCGGCGGTCCTTATGGCCGTATTGGCTATGACCATCAAGCCAGTGCCATGCTGTTTCATACAAATAACAGCGAAAAAGCAAGGCTGGACCTAAATGGTCGTTTTTTAGTTGGCACGTCTACTGCGCGTGCCTTTTTTGGAGGTACTGACACGCCAGCACTGCAAGTTGAAGGTATCGGGAACGCTGGCAGGGAATTATCGGTAACTTCTTCAACTGCTGCTGCCAGTGGGGGGGTTGTATTACTTGCCAAACAAAGAAGTGGCGCCGTTGGCGGTCAGACGATTGTCCAGTCTGGCGATCAACTCGGTTACTTGGGTTTTCAGGGCAGCGATGGCGCCAAAATGCTTGCCGGTGCAGCAATAGAGGCGACCGTTGATGGCACCCCTGGAGTCAACGATCTCCCAACTCGCCTACTGTTTTCTACAACCGCCGACGGAGCGAGCAGCCCGACAGAGCGGATGAGAATTACGAACGATGGTTTTCTTAAAGCATCAAACAATGCAAACATTACCGCAAGCACAACTCACTACATAAACTCAAACCTTGAGAATGCTTGGACGTTGACTGTTGATGCATCAAAAACAAGCGGAAACGTTAATGGTATTAACATTAACTTTTCTGGGTATGCTCCAAATAGTACTGCTCAAAAGTTTTGGCAAGCAGGAGATACATCGGCGGTAAGAGCTGAAATTCGAGCTAATGGCGGCCTAGCAAATTTCAGCGCCAACAACGTCAACCTCTCAGACCGCAACGTCAAAAAGGACATCGCCCCAGCCGCAGGCACTTGGGATTGCCTGAAGGAATGGGAGATCGTCAACTTTCGCTACAAAGATCAGCCAGATGATGCCGATCTCAACCTGGGTGTCATTGCCCAGCAGGTGGCTGAGAGCTGCCCGGAAGTGATCACGGTGTTTCAGGAGGCCAAAGAGGCCAAGGAAGCTGTGCTGGATGAAGAAGGCAATGAACTAGAGCCAGCGCAGGAAGCACAGCCCGAAAAGCTTGGCGTCAAGGACCAACAGATGATGTGGATGGCCATCAAGGCGCTTCAGGAAGCAATGGAGCGGATAGAAATCCTCGAAGCTGAAGTAGCAGCTCTTAAGGCGTCGTAGTCCTACTCACATCGAGGTCTGGCTCAACTATCTGGAAATCCCGGATGGTTGGGCTTGCCCTGCGTGGTAGTGTGTGAAGGCAGGCGTGCGTCAACACCCTGCCCCTGGCCACAGTTCTCTAGAAACCATGACCCAAGAAGACTACAGGCATCCCATTGCCCCGCCGCCAGAGCTGGTGCAGCAGTGGCTAAAAGAGTTTTACGGCGCGAAGCTTCAATACGTAGCTGAGGCTTCCATTCATCTTGCCACCCGCGCCGCCCAGTGGGGATCGGACCAGGAGCTGGAGGCGTGCTGTGAGTGGCTTGCCAAACCTGAGGTTGCGCTTACCGGCAAAGGTCCAAATGACCTCCGCGCCGCCCGCCGCCCCAAGCCGCCGAGCTTGAAGGAGCAGGCGCTGGCTGAGCTTGAAAAAGTGGACATGCTTTGGGATACAGATGAATTCGGCAAAGAGACCATTGGCGCACTTGACACCATCCGCCGCGCCCTAGAGCAACTTCCCGATAACGAGTAGTCATTCCCACTAACCAACCATGACTGACTTATCTTTACAAGCTCAAGAGGTGTACTGGGCATTCAACAGGGCAGCCAGTGGCAAGCCTGATGATTGGCACTATCTGCCTGCTATCGCTGCCGCAATTCGTGCCGCTGCAGAGCAATGCACCTACGTTGCTCGCACTGAACTCAACGCCGTGGCGGATGAGCTTGAAGCGTTTGCAGAGGCGAATAACGTCGCCACCCCGGCATAACGTCGCTAGGCACGTTAGTCACCTTCACTAGACACCCGTCTTAGACTCCCACCAACCACACAGCATCATGAGCATCACTTACAACTGGGCCATCGCCAACCTAGAACGCGAAGTTTCGGACGGTTACGTCTTTACCGTTCACTGGACGGTGGTGGGCATCTCTGATGACGTTGACCCCGAAGGAAATCCCTACAACTCCGGCGCCTATGGCTCGATGGGTCTGGAGCGTCCTGAGGGCAGCATGATCCCGTTCACCCAGCTCACCGAAGAGCTTTGCGTTCAGTGGGTCAAGGACAAGTTCGGCCCCGATAAGGTCACCGAGATCGAGGAAGCGCTCGCCGCACGGATCGCAGACCAGCAGTTTCCGACCGTTGAAGCTGGCGTCCCGTGGCAGTAAAAGCAAAAGCTGGTCTAAGCGGCACCGTCCGCAAGGATCCTGTCCCTAAGACAACCAGCCAAGGGCAAGGGCAGCGGTCCAGGCCGCGACGCCGTGGCCGCAAAAAGCTGCGCGGGCAGGGTCGCTAGGCTAGACAGATGAGATGACCGCATACGATGCCGGCGCCAGATGACGTATCGCATGGGGACATCTACCACAAGCTCGGATCCCTAGAAGGCAAGGTCGAGGCGCTGCTGATCAGCATTGGCGAGCGCCGCGACGACATCAACAACGTCTTCAGCCGGCTGCGGCAGGTGGAGCATCGCCTGGCCTGGGGCATGGGTGCAGCGGTGATCATCAGCCTGCTGGTCCCGCATGTGATCGGTGCGATGCAACCCCGCCTCCACATTGGTGCCCCGGTTCAACAGCAGCGCTAGCCTGAGGGAAACGCTACGGACTGATGGACCGGATCGCTGATTATGTGGCGCTGGCGGTGGCGATCCACGGCTTGGCGCTGGTGATCGTCAACCTGACGCCAACGCCCAAGGACAACGCAGCCCTGAGCAATGCCGCCCGTGTGGCCGTGCGCGCGTACCGCGTGCTCGAGATCCTGGCCGGTGTCGTCTCGCCCCGCGTCAAGCGATGAGCAACGGCGCACCCATCACCCTCGAACAGCTGTTTCGGTTCTATCGCAACCTCCCACATCAGTCCGCCGCGATCGCGCAGCTCGAGCAGGATCTGGCCGTGAACGGCTACGCCGCAGCCATGCGCCGCGATCGGCCTTGGTTCAATACTTGGAGCCAAGACGGGAAGCAGGCTGACCTGGGTGCTGCGATCAACCTGATCCAGCAGTTCGAGGGCTGTCATCTCGAGGCATACCCTGACCCGCTGTCAGGTGGCGCCCCTTGGACGATCGGCTGGGGCACCACGCGCTACAGCGACGGCCGCAAAGTGCAGAAAGGCGACAAGATCAACCGCGTCGAAGCGGACATGCTGCTGCGGCAGGAGGTAGACAGGATCGTCGAGAAGCTGCGAGCCACCATCCCGTTCTGGGTGGCGATGGCCGACAACCAGAAGTGTGCGCTGGTGTCGTTCGCCTACAACCTGGGCTCGGGGTTCTACGGATCCGAAGGATTTGAGACGATCAGCAAACGGCTACGCGAAAAGGACTGGGCCGCGGTGCCCGAGGCGCTGCTGCTATACCGCAACCCCGGCACCAACGTCGAGGCCGGCCTCAAGCGCCGCAGGGAGGCCGAGGGCAAGCTGTGGAGCGGCACCAAAGCAGAACGCGATCACCCGGTCAAGGTGCGGCCATCGGATCCGTTCGCGACCAGGCTGTCGGCACACTTCACCCTGGGTGAGTTTGCGCTGGGTGATCCGGCGCGGCGCTTTGTTGCTCAGCATCAGGTGGACACCGCTGCCGAACTCGCGGCGTTCCTTGAGCGGGTGCGCGTCGCCTTTGGCGGGAAGCGGATCACGATCACCAGCGGCTACCGGCCGGCAGCGATCAACCGCCAGGTGGGTGGCGCCAGCGGCAGCGAACATCTCTACGACGCGCCTGGCGTTGGCGCGGTGGACTTTTACGTTGACGGGGCGGACATCAAAGCGGTCCAAGATTGGTGCGTGAAGCACTGGCCGTTCAGCACCGGACTGGGGGCGCCCAAGGGGTTCGTCCATCTCGGCATCCGCAAGGGCCGCCCGCGGCTTACCTGGCCCTACTAAGCTGCAACCGCTGCAGAAGCGTCTGGCCCGGTGCCGTGAGATCGCCGGGCTTTTTTCATGGATGCCAAAATCGCCGGCGCTTCGGCTGGGTCGTCTAGCTCGATCAGGCGCCAGGTATCGCAGCCGTGGCGCTCGGCCCAGTGCTGCGCGTGTGCTGCGGTCGGGAACGGCCCGACGTGCCAGGGACCGATGGAGATGGCGTAGGTCATGGGTGGATGGTAGGAGGGCCGCCGGAAAGGCTCAGTTGAGCCTGTAGACCTGGCAAAGCCGGCTGAACTCAACCATGTCGAACTGGGGATGAGCCATCCAGCGGTCGAGGTTGGCGCACCAGCGGTCGTAGGCGGCCATGTCGCTGGCAACAGAAGCGATGCAGGAGGACTGGCAACGCACCGCCATGGTGGTGGGGGAGGCAGGAAGCAGTGCGAGGGGGGTGGTCATCGGTCGGGTGGCTGTCGATGTGTGAACTATACACTGCCGGCAGTGGCCAATGCAAAGGTAATGCATCCCGTTAACAATCCGTCACACTCGGGTTGATTAGGTTGCGTCCGTTACCGTTGGCGCAGCGGCAGCCAGCCCATGCGGGCGTTCCTGATCGAGATCACCGCGAAGGTGGTGCTCCGCTCCGACACTGACCCCGACGAGCTGCCAGCCAACCTCTACAGCCGCCTTTCGGAACACTTCGGCAACGACGACGACATCCTCGACCTTTGCATCGAGGCGATGCCCCTGCCGCTTGATCTCAGTGGACAAGGCGCACATTGATGAGACGCGGCTGGTCACAAGGCGCCACGCGCGCGATCAGATCCTGCTCGCTTGGAATTACCGCTGCGCCTACTGCGGCGATGACCTCGGCCGCAGTCCGACGCTTGACCACGTCATCCCCAAGGTGCACGGCGGCCTCACAGTCCGCTCGAACATGGTCGCTTGCTGCTGGAGCTGCAACAGCCGCAAGGGGCACAAGCCGTGGGTGGACTGGTACCGCGCGCAGTTGTTCTGGTCGGCCATGGGCGAGTGGGCGATCGCGCAGTGGCTGGCCGATCAGTAGCAGGCACACCACGCGCGGTGTATAATCGCCGCATCGGGAGAGATCCCGACCCACCCGCACATCGACAAATGAATCAACTCACGATCACGCTGCTGGTCCTCGGCGAGCTGTTCGCCAGCGTCAATGACCAGATGCTGGAGGACGCGCTGGCCGTGGTGCTCAGCGAATGGTTCGTCTGACGCAGGGGGCTTCGGCCCCCTTTTTTTATGGGCAAATTTTGCTCAGCAGCAGGATGACCAGCGCGCAGATCACCCAGTACATCACCGCCAGGTAGGCAATCACGGCAAGACTGCTCATCGGGCCAGCAGGTGATCGAGGTACAGCTCAGCTTGCCAGAGGTCGCTTGAGTATCTGCACATGCCGTGCGCGCAGCTGCGATAGTACAGCTCGCCGCCGCCAGCAGGTTCCAGCGTTTCGATCCAGCCGCCGTCGCGATCCATGCGGCTCACGCAAACCGGCTCACTCATGGCGGCGAATCCAGTCCTTCAGGCTGATCACATACTGACGCAGGTCTTGGGCCCGCTCGAGGTGCCACCGGTCACCCGTCGCGAAATACAGACCGTTATGTCGGTCGATCGCGTGCAGCAGATCACGGATCAACGGGCACCACGGCTCACGGGTTGGCGTCGCCCATTCGCGCGGCATGGTTCACCGATCAGGCGTGAACATGGCGCAGCGTGCCGCAAATCGACCGCCAGTCTGCCGCGCTTCAGGAAACTGCAGGTTGCAGCGGTTCCGCGTCGCTTCCCATTGCACGCAGTCCCAACACATCGGCACCGCGCCGGCTGGTCGGATGTTGGCGCACGCCATTTGATAGATGGACTGCGCACGCAGCATCGCATCCTGCAGCCGGATGGCGCCGGTGTCGGCTTCGAACTGATGCTCAGGCTTGGGCCCCAACACCACACGCGCGTGCCAGGTACGGTCGGCGCGATCGCAGAAGAGAAGCAACCGGCCGCCGTAGAACGTGATCATTCCGGTTCGCCGTAGCTGGGCGCGTGATACAACCGCTCAAGCAGCATCGACGCCGGTTCACCGTCGCCGCTCATGATGGCTCGCGCTACCGGATCCGATTGATCCGCTGCGACGAACACCTCAAGGGCGTCGTGCTCCTTCACCATCACCAAGCTGGTGCGAGGGCTGCGGACCAGCATCGCGACCGCCAGCCGCTCGAGGAAGGTCAGACCTGGCAGGTGGTGGTCGTTCATTGGCTCATGGTGCCAAGCAAACGGGCCAGGTACCACTGGGCCTTCATTAAGGATTCCTTGCCTCCTTTGTGCCGTTCACGCCAGGCGTACTTCATCAAGTTCCCCTTACAAAACCCGCGGAACTCCTCAGCCGTCAGCGCCGCTTGGATCGCATCGATGCATTCGATCTCGCCCTGCCGGTAGTGGTCGGGCTGGTTGACGGGATCAGACATTGAACTGCCTCGAGGCGGTGGCAAGCCGGTCGTTGTTGTAGTGGCCAGTGACGGCATAGCTAACTGCTGGCCGCTGGCTCATGCGGAAGAACACCATCTGGCCAATCTTCAGACCGGGCCAGATCGGCAGCGATTGCAGCTGACGGGCGTTTTTCAGCTCGAGCGTGAGCGTGCTGTCATGCCAGCCAGGATCGGCATAGCCGGCGTGGAGGTTCTCGTAGCCTTCGCGGGCGCGGCTCGACTTCAGAAAGAACAAACCGGCCACATCTTCGGGCATATTGAAGGTCTCGACCGTCTGGGCCAGTACAAACTGACCAGGCACCAACTGATAAGGGTGCTCTGGCGTGTACCGGCTGATCTCGAGCGGGATCATCTGGTGGTTCTGGACCGACTCGAGCATGATCAGGTTGCCAAGCCGTAAGTCCAAGCTGGCTGGATTGATCAGCTCTGGGTCATGGCCCTGCACCATCCCTTGAGTGGCGATCAGGTCTTCGATTTCGGTGTCGGAGAGAATCATGGTTTGGTGGTAGCGCGTCTGACGCGGCTCATGGCGTCAGACTTGAACTGTTGGCAGGCATCTTCAAGGTCCTGCGCCAGCACAGCGGCTGAGCGAAGCATGGTGGCCAGCTTCACCGGCTTTAGGTCGCGCTCGGTCGCGTAACGGATCGCCTGCCGAAACCCTTGGCTGATGTTGCCGCCGCCAAGTTTGCGGGCAGCTTCGATCTCCTCGCGGCTCATGCGAATGTTCACCGTGAAGTTGCGACCGCGCTGCGTTGGTATGCGCGGGCTAGCCATTGCCCCACTTACCGAGCAAGAACTGTCGGCACACATGGATGCACTGCTGCGCGTGCTTGTCAGCCAGATGGCTCTCGGTTTCGCCAATCGCCAGCACACACGCGGCATGGAGTTCGGCGTAATCGGTGTCGCGGAAGTTGGTCCCCAGGTCCAGGGTGAACTCCTCCCACAGACCGGTATAGGTGCAGCAGGTGCGGCCACTGGCCTGGTAGAGCGCCTCGAGCATGTCGGCGCGTTGCTGGTCGAGTTGAACCCTGTTCATTGGTGAGGGTGCATGGCTTGGCGGATCGTAAGCAGTTCTTCCCGGCGTGCCGAGATGTGCGGGTGACTGGGCAGCCCAGCCAGTTGGTCGAGCCGTGCATCGATCAAGGCGCACAGCCGCAGCCGTTCCTCGACCTGGCCGGCGTTGAACATGCCCGAATCGCTGATGAGCGCTTCAAGTTTGGCGCGGATGTGGTCGGTCATCGCAGGCTCGGGTTCCGCTCTGCAGCGGTCAGTGATGGGTGGTCATCGTCATCGTCTTCCCAGTCGGGCTGAAGCAGCACGCTCAGCACCTGCTGGCCTGGGTACAGCTCCATCGCGCTCAGCGCAGCGGTGGCCGCGTTCGGTGCCAGCAGCTCAACCTGATCGATCGCCAGGGTGACGCGGTAGCAGTTCATGCCACCTCCACCTCAGAGCCGGGCCAGCGAGCCTGCGCGTATTTGATCGCGTGCCGTTTCGTCTCGGCGCGGGTGATCCATGTCATCGGCTGGGAGCCGGGCTTGAACACCAGCAGCCTGAACTCGCGTGTGCGGGCCTTGGGCTTCGGACGGCTAATGCCGTCGCCGTAGCGGCCCTGCTGCTGGTCATCCCACTGAAGGCAGACATTATCCATCGATGGTGCGGGCGATGTGTTGCGGGTCGATCCATTCCATCTCGTCCCAGAACGGCAACCAGTCAGTGGCTGCTTTGGCCTTGGCATCCGTCAGGCTGTACGCCCAGATGCATTCGATCACGTTGGCGTCGCGGATAGTGAAGTAAAAGCGGCGCAGCTCAGGGGCATCAGTCATGGCTTCAACCCCGGATGGCAGGCAGGGTGTTGGTGGTGGGCCAGCGTGGCCTGATCACGGCCGGCAGCGATGCCGATGCCGTAGAGCATGAACATCAGCACAAGCAGGCCGACGCGATTCCAGAAGCGATTGGTGATCATGATGCGAGCGCCTTGCGGACGCGGTAACGGGTGAGGTTGAGGCGATCAGCGACTTGCCGCTGACTGAGACCAGTGCGGGCTAGGACGCGAACGCGGCGATCGGTGGAAGCCGTCAGCCAGTCGACAATGGCGACCAGTAGCAACAGCGGCAGGAGCAGCTTCCAGATCACAAAGGCGGTAATGGTGAGCATGGTGCAGAAGCGGTGGTGAAGAGCCCCGGAGGGCTCAGAGGTGAGCCCCGCAGGTAGCGATCCAGCGCTGCAGCTCGCCGTGGCGACGGCTCAGCTCCAGATAACGGCCTGGATCTTTGTGGGGCAGGCAGCCGCGCAGCTCCTGAGCAATGTCGTGAGCCTCAGCGTTGAACTGAGCGATCAGGGTGACGATCTGCTCTTGCATGTTCAGCGCAGCCTCTGGGCTGCCGAGTGGAGGACCGTTCGCCTCCGGTCCCCTCAGTATGGGACACCGCCGGCAGTGCACGCTAGGGGGCTGTAACAGTTCTTAATCCGGCGCATCAGCAAGGCCGCCTGGCGTCACCTCAGCAGCCAGCTCCACCGGCACCCGCAACACTGGCTTGTTCATGTGATCGTGGCTGTAACCGATGGCGTACCGGCTCACTGGCAGCTCGACCGTGAACCACACATGCTTGCACTGGCGGCACTGCCGTTTCCGCACTGTCTGGTTGTCATACACGTTGTTGGTGATCACCGCATAGAAGCGGCCGGCACCGCATTGGGGGCATTTCATGGGCAACATGGGGCAACTGCCCCGATTCGATGGACTTCGGAAAATGGCTGCAGGTCGAGATCGCCCCTGAAAAGCTGTTCAAGCTGGAAGGCGACTGCCGGATGCTTGAAGCCAATGGCAAAGCCGGGCAGCTTGCCGCCCAGCTCCTTAGGCAGACCTACCGCCAGCAGGAAATGCTCCAGGCGGCGGTCCATGAGATCGCACGCCTGGAGCTGATGCTGCTGCATCAGAACACGTCAGCCTGAACCACCACGCCACCAGTGGCAGCCGCCAAGCTCTCAGCCGCAGCAGGTGCCGACTCCTCGATCGCCTTTTGCGTCTTGTAGTCGGGCTCGATCGCCATCGATACATAGGCATCGCCGCCGCTGGCAGGTTCCTTCCGCCAGCCGCTGATCCGCATCGGGATTTGATCGCGTTCGTTCGGCTTTGCATCCATCAAGTACTTGGCCATCGCATACGCCTGATCAGCTGGCACGCTGATTACGCCGTCATACATCGGATAGTTCTTGGAC